TTCGAACTGACCATCACCGACGTCAAGCCGGAAGACAGGATCCGCCTCTACCAAGGCGGCAAAACCGTCACCCGGGCAGAGGACCAGGACGGCCAGCCGGTCGAATTCACCCAGGAGGGAAGCAGCCTCCGGATCCGGAAGCGCTGCTCCACCCTCGTGGTCGTTTACGAGAACGAGGTTAACATCCCCGAGGCCGAGAAGCTGCAGCCAGTCGTCTGGCAGCTGGCCACGGCTATCTACGACGGAGAGGACCCCAAGGTCCAGGCTTCCATCTTGAAAACCACCTACGGACTATGAGACGAGACCCCCAGAACGCCCGCCGGTTTAATGACCGCGTAATCCTCACCAAGGCGGTGGCCACCGTTGACTCGATGAGCCACGCCACAATGGGGACGCCACGGATCGTGCTGGAGGCCTACGCCCAGGTCCGGCAGATGAGCGCCACGAAGACGATGCTCACCTTCCAACAGGCAGACGTCGTCGGAGTGGACATCGAAATGCGAAAGCCCGCCGTGGACTTTGACGGACTCATCTGGAGAGGGCACGAGGTCCACTTCCCCACGCCCGAGGACGTGGACAACCGCGGGAGATACATCCGCATCAGCGGCTGGTACCAGAGCGACGATCCAATCCAGGAGGAGCCCGAGCCAGAGGAGAGAGACTAATGGCCGGGCCCCTTGATGTGGAGGGCCTCGACAAGCTGCTTCGGGCCTTTGACAAAGCGGAGAAAGACGTCCGCAAAGCAGCGATGAAAGGACTACAGAAAGCCGGCCTCGGCATCATCGCAGATGCGCAGATGAACCTGCGCGACAACAGCTCGGTGGTGACAGGCCTCCTCCGCCAAAGCGGCAAGGTCCAAAAGGTGGACGAAGAAAACCTCGACGTCGGCTTTTTTGATTCACAGAACAGACAAAGCGGCTACGCCTACTTTGTAGAGTACGGAAGACGCGCCGGACGGATGCCCCCGCCGGATGAACTCGCGCAATGGGCATACAAGAAATACCAGCTGCACGACCGGAAAGCAGCCCGGGCCGCAGGATGGGCGCTGGCAGTGAAGATAGCGAAAGAGGGCACGAAGCCTCATCCATTCTTTGCTCCAGCGATTGACAAAAACAAGAGCAAGATCATCGACGCCATAGGAGGCGCGATAAACGACGAAACACGATGAGCATCCTCTCTCGGATTTTTCAAAGATGGCCCCGCCATCAGGTTAGCGGATACCGGACGATTTACAACGCCCTGGTAGCCCAGCTCACCCGCCAGGGAGTGACCATCGGCGGAACGGCAAAATATCCCAGAGTGGAGATCCACTCAATCAGGGAGCAGGAGAGGCTCGACAAAGACGGAGCCCTCCGACAGATAAACGTCACCGTGGAGAGCATCAGCAACCGGAGCCTCGGAGAGGCCACCACGATGAACGAAGACAACCTCCGGCTGCTGACCGAAAATGAACTGGAGCTCATCGGATGGACCTGCCTCGGCATCCTCCCGGTGCAGCTGCAGGACATGACGGAGAGCAGCGACACAAACAAGATCATATACCGCCTGCTCCAAGAGGTGACCATCTACCTGGAAAAGACGAAAACCGATACACAGCCGGAGACCCCGGCCCAAGAGCAAGAAAACAATTAAAAGCAATAGACCATGGCAGAACTTGGAAACATCCGCCGCGTTTATATCGTAACCGGCACCAGCACGCTCACCTACACCTGGCTGTCAGGCGAGCAGACAAACTCCTTCAACAGGACCGCCGAGGCCATCGAGACCAGTGACAAGAGCACGCAGTGGGCCCAGTTCCTCTCCGGAAAGAAAGGCGCTACCGCTGAAGTTACCGTCTACACGGACGACAGCAACGCCCAGCAGAAAGCAGCGCTGACCGGGCTGCACAACGGCTCCACCGTTAAAGTCTTCATTGGCACTCTCTCCACCGGACAGAGCCCCGCACCCTCTGCTGGCGACCTCTTCGACGCCGTCGTGACCGCCATCAGCGACACCAACGACAACGGCGCCGTCGCTTCCCGCTCCATCAGCCTCACCGCCACCGGAGCCGTCACCCACACACCCACCATCTCCTAACACCTGAAGCACCATGGCAGAACTCGGAAACGCACGCAAAGCGTACATCACACTCGGCAGCTCCGGCACGCCCACAACCTGGCTCTCCGGAGAGCAGACTAACTCCTTCAACAGGACCGCAGAGGCCATCGAGGTCTCCGACAAGAGCACCCAATGGGCGCAGTTCATCGCGGGCAAGAAAGGCGCTACCGCTGAAATCACCGTCTATACGGATGACACGGCAGACGGCCCTCAGTACAATGCCATCAAGGCCCTCCACACAGGAGCGACCGTCCGCGTTTTCATTGGCAAGCTGAGCGGCAGCACCGCCAGCCAGGGCGACGTCTTCACCGCCATCGTTACCGCCATCAGCGACACAAACGACAACGGCGCAGTGGCCAGTCGTAGCATCAGCCTCACCGCCACCGGCGAGGTAACCCATTATCCCGCACTGAGCTAATGAGGACCCTACGACGGAAGATACAGCTAAAGGACGGAGTGGAGGTGGACACCCTCTTCACTCCGCACCTTTTTAGCTACAAGGATGAGAAAGGCCTCGCCTTGGAGACCGACACGGCCAGCTTTAATTCGGTGCTGGAAGCCTACGCCGACATCTACTTCCTGGCGGCCATCAACGCCTGGGAGCTGGACGGAAAAGGCACAGCCGACGACTTCCCGCACACCCGCGGAGACTTCCACGAATATGCAGCGGCCAACCCGCGCGAATTCGCAAAGGATGTGGACTTCGCCGTTCAGGCGCTCACCGGAAAGACAGCCAAAGAATTAGTCGTCGAAAAGCAGAAAGAGGAGAGCGCCGCCGCAGAGCAAGCAGCCCCCGCAGGTAAAAAAAAAGCATTTGCCTGGATTGGCCGGCTATTGAGGCGTTCCTGATAGGCCGCTGCGGACTGACTGAAGACCAGGCTGCTCGAACCAGCTACCATGAATACCAGCTCCGCTTCAAAGGCAAAGAGCAGGAGACCCAGGAGCGCTGGACCGTCGCAAGGTGGATGATGTGGCAGGAGATGCTCCTGTCCCCGAACATCAAACCCGGGCGCAAACCAAAGACTCCGCAGGCCTTCTGCCGCTTCCCTTGGGAGCAGACCGAAGCAGAGGAGCTGGCCGAGAAAGCAAAGCAGTACAGGATCACCCCGGAGGAGGAGGCCGAACTCAATCGAATTATGAAAGAATGGGAGGCCAGCAAGGCCTCAAAATCTGCAACAGACAATGAGCAAGATAGGTGATCTCTTCGTCCGACTCGGACTCAAAAAGGACGAATTCTCCAGAGGCATCAAGGATGCCAAAAAGGAAACCGAGGGCTTCGGAATCGGTCTGAAGAATATGGCCGCCGGAGCCAAAGTGGCGTGGGCCGCCGTGGCCGCCGCCGTGGTAAAATTTGCCACGGATGCCGTCAAGATGACCCAGAAATGGGGAGACCAATGGAGGACCACGATGGCGGGCGTCAACGCCGCCTATGGCTCCTTCGTCCGCCAGCTGGCCAGCGGCGAGGGATTCTCTAACCTCTTCGCCAATATGCGCGAGGCTGCCAGGCTCGCCCGGGAGGCCGCCCAAGAGCTGGACGAGGTCTTCGAGAGAACCACAAGCTACAACTACACCGAAGCACAGACCAACAAGGAGATCGCCCAGCTGCAGCTTATTATGCGCGACAGCTCCAAGAGCGACAAGGAGCGAATGGCTGCCGCCCAACAGATCATCCAGAAGACGGAGGAGCTGGGCCAACTCAAGAAAGACATCGCCGCTCAAGAGGCCGACGGCTATCGGAAGCAGCTCAAGTCCCAGACGAAGATGAACGACGACGAGATCAACTTCCTCGTCCGCGAATACAACCAGAACAAAGCCATCATCGACCAGGGCCGAGCCTACCTCAATGAACGGAAGCAGGCCCAGAAAGACAAGACCTGGCTGAGCATTGGCGCTGCCCTTGACGACACCCCCGGAGGCTCGGCCTTGGGCCAAATGCGAGACGATGCCGCACAGAGGGTGAAAGACCTCGACGCCGCCACCTCGCAGGCCGTCAAGGACGTGGCCGCCGTACTGCAGAAATACGACAAAG